CGAACTTAGCGGAGTACATTGACGAAGGCGAGCTAGGACGAATAGCTTTTGAATTAGTTACAGACTACGAAGAAGACAAAGCAAGTCGTCACGATTGGGAAGACACATACGTAAAAGGATTAGATCTACTTGGATTTAAATACGAGGATAGAGACAGACCTTTTCCAGGAGCGTCAGGTGTAACCCATCCGTTGCTCGCCGAATCCGTAACCCAGTTCCAAGCACAAGCATTCAAAGAACTACTACCAAGTAAAGGCCCTGTCAAAACTAGAGTGATGGGGAACGAAACACCTGAGGTAGCAGACCAAGCACGTAGGGTAGAAGAGTTTATGAACTACCAGATCACTACGGTCATGGAAGAGTACACTCCAGAAATGGATCAGCTGTTATTTTATCTGCCACTAGCAGGTACAGCTTTCAAGAAAGTTTACTACGATCCCAACAAACAAAGAGCAGTTAGCACGTTTGTACCTGTAGAAGATCTTGTAGTTCCATACACAGCGAGTGATTTGGAAACTTGTGAAAGAGTTACGCATGTAGTCAAAATGACTTACAACGAAGTTAGGACTCAACAGCTTGCAGGATTCTATAGAGACATACCATTACAAGCTGCCGAAACATCTATAGGCAGTGAAACAGAGGACAAAGAAGACGAGTTAGAAGGACTTAGTTCTACATCTAATGACATGATGTACGAACTGTTGGAGTGTCACGTATCCATGGACTTGCCAGGATTCGAAGATCCAGATGGTTATCACTTACCTTTTATAATTACGATAGATAAAGCGTCAAACGAAGTTCTATCTATTAGAAGGAACTATTCTCCGAATGATCCACTCAGAACAAAAATACAATACTTTGTACATTACAAGTTTCTTCCTGGCCTTGGATTCTATGGGTTCGGCTTAATACACATGATTGGCGGATTGTCTCGAACCGCAACTGGAGCCCTACGACAATTGATCGATGCAGGCACACTGGCAAATCTTCCTGCTGGATTCAAGGCTAGGGGACTTAGAATTAGGGACGATGAAACTCCACTAGAGCCAGGAGAGTTCAGAGACGTAGACGCACCAGGCGGAGCACTAAGAGACTCACTAATACCACTGCCTTACAAAGAACCGTCACAAACTTTGATGAGTTTATTAGGGTTCTGTGTAGAAGCAGGACAGAGATTTGCATCTATTACTAATCTACAGATAGGCGAAGGCAACCAAGAACTACCTGTTGGAACAACTATGGCCTTACTAGAGCAAGGCACAAGAGTCATGTCCGCAGTGCACAAGAGATTACACTACGCACAAAAAACAGAATTTAAAATTCTAACTAGACTGTTTGCAGAGTCTTTGCCTCCTGTCTATCCATATCAAGTCATAGGTGGCGATCAACAAATTAAACAATCGGATTTTGATAATAGAGTAGATGTGATACCTGTGAGTGATCCTAACTTCTTCTCCATGAGTCAACGTATTACATTGGCACAACAAGAACTACAGTTAGTACAAAGCAATCCACAGATACATAATATTAAAGAGTCATACAGAAGAATGTACCAAGCTTTAGGCACTGAAAATATTGAAGCGTTGTTCGCACCTGATCCGCCCCCACCCGTTCCGATGGATCCAGCAAGTGAGAATAGCGCAGCACTAATGGGTGCACCTCTTATGGCATTCCCTGATCAGGCGCATCAGATTCACATAGAGGTGCATCTTTCTTTCTTAGAGTCTGGAGCAGGTATGACAAACCCTGCAGCAGTGCCTATGATGGTATCGCACATATTCCAACACATATCACTAGAAGCACAGAACCAAGCTAACGAACAGATGCCAGATCAACCACAGCCGATGCCAGCCATGCAGCAAGGAGGAATGATGATGCCACCTCCACCTAATCCTGCAAAAGAAGCTTTGAAAGCACAACTAGAATTAGAGATCATGGAATCGATCATGCCTAGAATAGAGAAGATACTATCTACTGACGATGGCGTAGTAGCATTGAAGCAACAAGAATTAGCTATACGTGCAAAAGAAAACGAAGATGATAGAATGATTGCAGAGGAGAGAATCAAACTGGACAAAGCTAAGCTGAAACAGAAAGATCAATCCGAAGAAGAGAGGCTAAAATCTCAAGAAGATATAGCAGCAATGAAAGTAAAAGCAGATAGAGAGAAAAGAAAATGAGAATAGGCATACCATCATTAGCTAGATTTGATAGGGATTTATTGCCCGAAAATCTTAACTCTCTTGGTGTGAATCTATCAAACATGCCTGTTGCAACTCCTGAAATTGTTAAAAGTGCACTACAGAATCTTCCAGTCAACATGCAAAAAATATCTTTTCCTGACTTAGGACCTTTGGGAACAAGCGGAATGCCTGTTTTTGAAGGCGATCCAATTACTATAGCTTCTGGCTCAACGTCACCCATGTCACCCATGGTTGAGCCAGAAGTCACCCCTATGGATAGCGACATAGACAGAATGATAAAAAAAGCCATAGAATCTGCTATGGCCTCTGGTGGAGATATGCCAGTACAAGCTGCTGATGATCCTATTCTTACGATTGATCCAGTAATTAAAACAGTTGTAGAAAAAGAACTGGCGAAATCTGATCCAGTACAAGCAGCCGTTGATGCTGCCGTGGGCAATGGTCAACCGACCACGGACGAAAATCCTTTTGGTGGAACTTATAGCGGTGAAGGTTTTATACCTCCTCCAAAAGATGCCATGGTCACGCAAGCTTTTGTAAATTATTACAATCCTTCAACAGGGGAAACATACATGACTCCGACAGGAGGCTACACAGCTCCTCCAGGTTGGATTAGCGGAACTAAAGAAGACTACGAAGGCAACAAAGAATATTATGACAATATTCTTGCAGGGCAAGGAACCGATACAGGCACAGGAACCGACACAGGAACAGACACCCAACAACCCGATTTCATGACTCAGCTAAACGAACTTATAGCAAGTATGCAAGCTGAGCAAACAGCAGCAGCCGAACAAGCTGCAGCTGCCGAAGCAGAAAGACAAAAGCAAGCCGCTGCTATGACACAGAATTACATGGTTGGGCAACCAGCCGTAGGTTATAACCCGTACGAAAGCGGACAGTATCAGAACAATCCATACGGTGCTGCTGGCGTACCTGCCATGGGCGGAATTACAACTATACCCGTTCCTGCAGCTTATAACCCTAATCCTTATCCAATAGGAGGAACAACATAGATTTACTACAATTCGCGACAGCTGTATTGCGCGCCATAGATGAAAAAGAACAGCAACTTCAAGAAATACTCTCCAACGGCGAAGTCCGAGATTGGGAGCATTACAAGAATCTGACTGGTCAAGTCGAGGCGTTAAATTACACACGAGAAGAAATTCGACAATTAATGAAAAACCAGGAGATATAAATGCCAACCCCAAGCACGTTAGCAATGGAAGAAGAATGGAAAAAGAAAGAAGCAGATAAGTCTGTTTTAGAAAAAGCTTATCAATCAGGTAAGAAAAAAGGAGACGCGACTACGCTCGATCCTGATAAATTAGATTCAAAACTATTAGATCAACTGCCTTCACCTACAGGGTGGAGAGTTATGATCCTGCCGTACAAAGGCCAAGGACAAACCGAAGGCGGTATTGTTCTGACAAGCGAAACTCGTGAGAGACAGCAGATAGGAACGCTGCTTGGCTACGTACTAAAAGTCGGACCACAAGCGTACGACGGAGAAAGATTTTCTACTGGCCCTTGGTGTAAACCAGGAGACTGGGTATTGATTGGAAGATACTCAGGATCAAGGATACAAATCGAAGGCGGAGAAATAAAACTGTTGAACGATGATGAAATCATTGCAACGGTTCCAGACCCAGAAGCAATTCTGCATCAATTTTAACCATGGAGGATTACCATGCCTGAGCATAAACTAAATATGAATGCTGCCGAAGAAACAGTACAGTTAGATGATACTGGTCCTGAGGTAGATGTTGACATAGACGAAGGTGAAGCTTTACCTATTGATCCACAGCAACCTGAAAGTCCTGTACTAGGAGACGAAGGAGGAGCTGCAGAAGTAGTACCAGAGCCTGAACCCGAAGAAGCAAAAGCTGATGAACACGAAGAATACAGTAAAAGTGTAAAGAAACGTATTGATAAGCTTACTGCTAAATTAAGAGAAGCCGAAAGAAGAGAACAAGCAGCAACTCAATTTGCAGAGAACGTAAAGAAAGAGAACGAAACACTACTACAACAAAAAACTAATTTAGATAGTAACTATATCGTAGCTGAGGCCAACAGGATTTCAGCTGAAACCGAAGCAACAAAAAATCTTTTAAGAAAAGCAAACGAAGAAGCAGACATCGAAGCGCAAACTAACGCACAACAAAAACTAGCAGCTCTTGCTGTTGAAGCTCAACGTGTACAAGCTTTAAATCAAGAGCGCACTGCAAAAGCAGAGCAAACACAACAGGCAACACAGGAAGTACCAAGAGCACCAGAACCACAGCCTCAAGAGTATTCTGAACCAGATCCTAAAGCTCAAGCATGGGCAGAAGAGAATCCTTGGTTCGGAAACGATAAAGCTATGACTATGACCTCTTTTGCTTTTCACGAAGATTTATTGTCGGAAGGGTTTGACCCCGCAAGCGATGAATACTATGATGAGATCAATAATAGGATTCGAAAAGAGTTTCCTCACAAGTTTAACGAAGAAGAAACTCAAACGAGCCAACCCGCTCAGACGGTTGCACCCGCAAAGCGAAGTGCAAAACCAGGGCGCAAAACTGTGAGACTCACACCTTCACAGGTTGCAATAGCAAATAAATTGGGTGTGCCTTTAGAAGAGTACGCGAAATATGTTGAATAACGTGGAGCAACTTAAATGACTGACAACAATAAAAAAATAGACGAAAATCGTCAACCACGCGAAGCCCAGACTCGGGAAAAACAAGCCACGAGAAAACCATGGGCACCTCCATCTGCTTTAGATGCACCTAACCCGCCCGAAGGCTACATTCATCGTTGGGTAAGACTAGAAATCAGAGGCCAAGACGATCGTAAGAACGTTATGGCTAAAATGAGAGAAGGATGGGAGCCTGTGAAAGCAGACGAATATCCTGACTTCGAGTCGCCAACAATTGATGAAGGTAAATTTGAAGGCGTTATAGGAGTAGGCGGATTAATACTATGTAGAATTCCTATCGAAACTGTACAGGAGAGAGCTGAATACTTTGCAAATAAAACGCAAAGTCAGATGGATGCTGTAGATAACGATATGATGAAAGATGGTACGCATCCAAGTATGTCTATAAGCAGACCAGAAAGACAGTCGCGCGTAACGATTGGTGGAACTCAAGGTTCGTCAAACAACTAAGAGTTCTTTATATTAATTCTTGTAAATTA